CATTCCAATAGGAATGTCACAGGTACGGAATTCCATATCCAGAATACTTGTTGTTTGTTCAATATAGTCTGTAGCTTTTTTATATTCCTCATCGCTCATTTCTGGAGGTTTATCAGTACTGTTTAAATTCGGCATATCCTTCCTCCACCATTAATTTGTTTAAGTTAACACCGCCAGACCACACGGTAATCAGCCATCTACCAAATTTTCCTTGTTCCGCATGGCTCTCAATAAATAGGTTTTGTTTTATTTGAGCCTCTTTCATCTTGTCTGCCAACCAATTCTTTGTCTCTATCCCTTTTTCTTTTTCTTCCCCTCTAACTTCTGGCGCATTGATTCCATACAATCGAGTTTTAATTTCAACTCTAACGTTAAATCCTAAATCCAAAACAAGATCTAGTATCGTATCGCCATCGTAGATACGATAAGAAATAGGACGGTATTTCCAATCTTGATCTGCCCAATTCCCTGGATACCCAGGGTATCCACTTACGATTCCACTGGAATCACTTCTAGGAAATTCCCGTTGCAGTTGTAAACAATATGGACAATTATCGCCGTGACCAGGTTTTGACATACATACCCCCGTAAAAGAATAATTTCAAACGTTCTAAGCGACATTCTAAGCGATAATGGACACGGGGGGTATATCCCACATACCCCCCATCCCAATGAAACCCCTAAGAACGTTTCTTAGTGGATCGACGTGCTTTTTTTGGTGGTTCTTGTATCGGTTCGACTTCCAATTTATCGACAGCGATTCTGATCGTCCGTCCGGTATCCAGTTTCACACGGCATTTACCTTCGGATTCCATAATCTCAATTATTTCTCCAGGCTCTTCACCCTTCCGTGTAGTGGCAACAACACGCATCCCAATCTCTACTTGTTCTTGATCACCACCGTTTCCTTCATCACCTTCGTCATCATCTGATTCACCATCCGGTTCATCATCTGATTCATCATCGACTTCATCACCAGACCCATCATCGGCTTCTTCTAAATCTTCATCATCCGATGTCATCGATTCATCTCCAGAATCATCGTCATCCGTTGATCCAGAGTTCATCAATTTATCGACATACACATTCTGGAATTCACCTTTGGTTTTTAACCGAATTCTCGCTAACGGTTGTTTTTCAACTAATTCATCCAGAATATCAGAAATCTCTGTAATGTCTTCCGGTAATTCATATCCAAATCTTGATAATTTCCGTCCCAAGAAAACCAAATTATCTTCAGTTTCTAATCCATCAAAATCTAATTTTGTATCATTCTCAAATTCACCATCACTGATTGTCCACGTCCATTGAATTTGTAGACGACCAGATGATCGGGATTCACAAATTTGAGCATTTGTTAGATGAGCCAAATATCGACCATCCGGTACTTCCGTAAATCCTGTACTCTCTTTGGCTCTTTCTCGTGCACCTTGCCAATTGTTTTGAGCTTTCTTTAACTTATTTTTTAATGCATTATCCATCAGTGTCTCCTGTAGAGAATAGTTTAGTTTCTGATCTCATCGCTCCACCCGACAATCGATCAGGTGTTTTACCGCCAATTGAATCAAGAATCAATTTCCACGGCAGACGCAGTGTTCCGGTGGAACCTGCCCATTTTGGGAAGTCCCGTGCAATTTTTTCAATTGCTCTTCCACATTTCACCATCCGTTCATCTATGGTTCCCTGTCCTCCTTTCTGGTAACGAGATTTGGAATACGGAGCATCGGGACATACTCTAAAATCCAGTATCCCATCCTTCATTAACCACAAGAAAAAATGCCGATCATCCAGACCATATGTATCGTGAGGAAAAACATAATCCCAAGCAACCTGTTGTCCGACACAGTAAAAAATCATCGCTGGCTGTGCGTATGATTTTGTCTCGTTATGTTTATCCATGTTTTTTCTGCTGTATCGATCAAAATGCTCCGATGTAGGATGCGCTCCAGCCATAACGCAAGGACGTTTATTCACACGTTTGAAGTCATCATGAGCTCGAATCAACATCCGAAGCGATTCGTGAGTGAACATCGCATTGTCATCAGTAAAAATTAAACGTCGATGAGCATGATTCATATCAGCATGACATTTCAATTGCTGTCGAGCAAAAGATACTGACCCCATTGGGTTGTGATAAAACACATAGTTACAATCGGGATTTTCATCTATAAATTCTTGATAATCATCTCGTTCCCGATGTTCGATTCCAACATAAGTTCGCCAATCATTTAGGAACGACATTTTCTTAAATCCTTTTCGGATTCGATCAGCCCTTCCTTTAGTCGGAATCATAATAGCGTAGTTATCACCACCTACAGCGGATTTAAATTTAGGATTCCTAGAACCAATTTTAAATTTCATGCCTTCCTCTTCAATGTTTTCTTCTTCATCACAGGATTGGGATTGAATTTATTATTGAAAGCTTCAACAAAATTTCCATACCCCTCTTCTGCAGAAGACCCCATCGGGATTTTACGAACCTCTTCACCTTTCCATTTGAATCGATCATCAAGACGATGCCCTGCTGATACGTCTTCATCACCACCGATGACCAAGATTCTTTTATCTCCGTCATAAGTAAAACATGCCCAGATATCCACCAACCCTTCAATAATTTCTGCAGCCTGTCTCGGCATTGTGCTGACGACACGATGGCTGCTGGAACCGCGACGGGTTTTTATCTCACGTTCCATTGCATGGGAGATAAAAATAACTCCCTTGCCGGCTGAGAGAAGTCGATGAATTTGCCGTTCAAATTCTTTCCGAATGGCTCTCCATCCTTTGCCCCACTCTTCGTCAGCAGGATCATCGATTGCTAATTTATCGCAAGCATATTTCTCAGCTGATTTGAATGCCAAATCGACAGTATCAATCACAACAGTATTGAATTGTTTATCGTTTCTTAATTTAGTGACAGCTTTCTTAAACGTTCCCCAATCCGTAAATTCTGATTGATAGATTTCTAATGCTTTTCCCCCTGGCTCAAACATCATGTGGAATGCGTCAGGGAATTGTGCTGACAACATGGTTTTACCAATTTTCTTTTCTCCAAATAACAAAACAATAAAATCACCAATCTCTGTTTTGGGGACAGATTTTTGTGTCGGCAATTCAAATTCTTCTGCAGATCGACGCATCGTACTGACGTTTGATTTTCCTTGTGACGGGCGTTGTTTCGTTACCACTGCCATGTGTATTTCTCCTCCAGTAATGTGATGTCCACAATTAATATAGTCTTATCAAATCCGTACCCATTTGAAGTCCACATTTCTGTTTCATATTTCATCGTATTTTTGGCCTTAATTCTTTGGGATAGAATCCATTAGTTCTTACCCATCTGATTGAATCCCCTTTCATACTGTCTGGATGAAGAATAAAAAATGGATTCTGTAAACGTTTATGTGTTCTTTTGATTGGATCAGTCGATGGTTTAAGTGTTATTCCATCTTTATCGGGCCACTTTAAATCGGGAGGCCAAGATTCCAATTTTGAAAATATAGATCGTTTTGCACGGTCACTGTGTGAACCCAAATATTTTGATAACAGGGGAGGACATTTCATTTTTATTTCACGCAACATCAGCTGTGCAACACAATTAATCTCCCAATCCATGACATGTTCCAAACGATTAGCCAACACCCCTCGTAACGATGGATAGGTATAGCTGATATGGATATATGTTTGGGTTCCAATAGGCAGTAATCGACGTGCATCCTGCCAAGGGATGCCTGAATCCACCAGGGCTGAATATAATTCCTTACCTTGTTTAAGGTAATTTTCTATTGATTGCATCAGAGTCAGTGACCCAGATTTTGCAATATAGTTTCCAATGGGTTCCATATCATCAACGCAACAATGGTAGGGTTTTTCTTCAGGCGATGGATCTATTGAATCGGGATACCCCAGTACACATGCCCGTCGAATAGTTTCAGGCAATGTCCATCGTCGGTGTCTCCAATCATTATCTCGTCCCCCATGCTGCATAACCGAGGCACCGATACGTGTTCTAACCAACTGGTGGGTACAGGCTCTCGAAACCCCATCAATCGTGAAAGCGAATGTAATTAATTCCAAACATTGTTGTAGAGTTTTACCGTTAAAACATGATTCGACATACGCGAGTTGTCGAGACGATAAATCTGAATCTGATTTTATTTGTGAAGGTTGATCACCCCAATTAGATTGAAGTTGATTGTACAAAGTTGAATTTAGATTTTCCCGTGGTCCCCAGGTATTTAAAGTAACATTGATATTCTTAGGTCCATATGAAATATAAGTTTTAGGATCTTGCCCCTTATGTACTCCATGAGGCCGATGTCCTGCATCAGCATAATCTGACATTCTAGTCTCCTATCGGAATTTGTTGTAGTTTGTGAACCATCCGTATCCTGTTTATCGATTCACTGAATATAAAATCTTTCATGTTCTCCTTTCTTCGACACAACCAATACACAGGAATATCGGATGAATCAAATTTATGTGCTTGATCTAAATCGTTATCGACAGCAAATAAAGGATTAGGTAAATTTTCTACGACATGATCAGCCTTATCGTATGACCACCAAATAATGTCGTAAGGTAATTGTTCTCGCTCCAGCCACGCTACCGTATCGGCATACAAATTGGGGTATCGATCTATTGGTCGACTGGTTAACAATACAGTAACGATGCCTTTATTCTTTAATTCAGTTAAAAACTCTTTCGCGTCATCGAATACAGGCATGTATTCTTTATATCCACTGATTCGGAATTCATGTTTCAATTCTTGCCATTCCAATGGCGTCACTCCTAAATCATGTCGAGTGATTGTGTCGATGTATCCTTGTTTTTTTTCTTTATCGTATAGTTTTTCGCTTTGTTCATTGCTCAACATATAAGATTTACGTAACCATGTTAAAAACCCTTGACTGTGGTCGCATATCACTCCATCGATATCGATAACAACTGTTCTACCGTCTACATTTTTTAAAAATTCTGATGTACGTCTCTGACGAACCACCATTGATTTTTTCCAGAAGGCGTCAATAAAATCTTTTTCAGTAAATCCCCATGCTTGAACAATCGTGATTAAATACTTAAAAACATCGACGCATTCTGACAGCGTTTGTTGAGGGTTCGGTTTAACAGGAATATTGCGATGATGCTT